CTTGGCGCTGCTTTTCGGCAGCGGCGGCTTCTTGGGCTGCTGACTGTTGCTCTTTGATGGCTTGAATCTGGTCGTACAGGGCACGGTTGCTTTCATCGAGCGCGGCGCGTTCACGCTCGCGCAAGGCCGCGGTGTTGCCCAACAAGTTGTCGAGCTGGTCTTGCAGGCCTTGGCGCTGCTGAGCAATGGCGCTTTGTGCCTCTTGCTGAGCCTTGACAAATTCTGCAAACTCAGGGCCAAGGGCGATCAGCATGGTGCGTGCACGGTTGCCCGCATCTGTCGTTTGGTCTTGGGCGTCTACCAGCTTGCGGTACTCGTCCAAGGTGGCTGGCAGGTTTTTGGATGCTGACAAGCCAATTTCATCAAACGATTTCTTGATGGATGCAAACTGACTAGCCTTGACTTCATCGGGCGTGAAGAATGCATCCTCAAAGCTCTTGATAGCTTCGCTGGCATTGTCTGCAATTTGCTTGAATGCCGGTGAGATTTGAATGAGCGACGCGTAGGCAGCGCGGCCAGATGCAGTGGTCAGGTCTTGGGCGCGCACCAAATCGCGGAAAGCCTCAATGCTGGTGGGCACAGGCTGACCAATGGCTGCAAGTGCAGCCGCCAACTCTTTGGATGACTGAGCGGCTCGCTCGCTCTCGCTGTAAAAGCTCTCGTAGAAATCTTGAACAGACGACTGGAATGCGTCAACACCGCCAAAGAGGTTAATCAATGCATCGGCAGTTTTGGCACCTGTCACACCCACAGCACCAAAGGCATCGCCGGTGCGGCTCATGTACACAGAGACCAACTCAAATTGGTTGGCCATGCGCGATAGGGTTTCGAAATAGCCCTCGCCCACTTTTTGCAATTGCTCAAAGCCGGGCACGATGGATGCAGCCAGCTTGTCAGCCTCAGCACCAAAGATGTTTTGCAGCTTTTCGGTGATCTGCGCGCCGGTCAGGCCTGACAGATTGACGCGACCAATATCGACAATGTAGCCCTGCAGGCGCTTGTTGATGGTGGACGCGTCCTCGCCCAGAAAGTTAGCGGCAGTTCCTACCGCGGAGCCAATGTTCTTGAATACAGCGGAGATTTGCTGCTCAAGCGTGGTGTCTAGGCCCGCCAGTTGAGTGGCGTTGCTGGTGCTGGTTGTGACGCCCAAAAACTTCTTTTTGGTCCGCACGTCGGCGTAGTAGTTACCTTGGAAGCCTAATCTTTCAATTTGCCCAAGCGTTTGCTTGTCAGCCGAAATGCCAGAGCCTGTGATGCTTGTCTTGCCGCCAAATAAGCTGGTGAAAATGCCCTGCATTGCTGGCACCAAGGGCTTAAGCACAGACAGTTGAAACATTGCGCTAATGTTTTTATTCAGAGTACCGCTGAGCGCTGTGTCAAATTTTCCTGTGGCAATGGTGCTAGTCAGTCCATCAGTGCCGCCAGTGCGCAAGTAGATGTTGGTCAAGCCACCAATGTTGCCTTCAATGGCACGCAGGCTGGCCGCCATCGACTTGCTGTAGGTGAGTGCAATGTCTTGGGTATTGTTGAGCAGATCGAGGCTTTTGGTGAGCGATTCGCTTTTGGCGCTGCTGTCGCCAAATACGGTGCCCGTGCCTTCGTTTGTGGGTGCTGCGCTTCCTCCGCCGCCGCCGCCAACGCCCACAATGAAGCCAAGTCCCGCCATGATGGCAGCCATGGCTGCCATGCGAGGGAAGGCTGAGTATGGGTCGCCAGAGGCTTGGTTGGCTACTCCTGTTATGGCTTTGGCTTGTCCAACTGCAGCGGTAGTGGCAATGTCGGTGGCGGCGGCGGCAATGCCGCTTGTTGTCATCGTGGCGTCGCCTGCCACTTTTGCGCCGACAAATGCGGCGTACAGGCCAGACTTGGTGGCCATGTTACTAACAGCAGATGCCAGCTCAAATGCGCGGAACACCTTTTCAGCGTTGTACAAAGCTGCGTAAGCCTTGCTGCCCTCTTTGGCGTAGCTCTTGAGGCCTTGGGCCATGCTGCCATAGGCGCTGATTTGTGCTGTGGCCGATTGAGCCAAGATGCGCGCCTCTTCGGACGCGCGCTTGACGCCATCGCCTGCATTGACCTTGCTGTTTGCCGCGATTGCCGCCTGAGTTTTGGCAGACACCTCAGCCACGGTGTTGAGTGCCACGGTGAACTTCAAAGCGCCATCGATGGCGCCATTGAATAAGCCGTTGAGCTTGGCTGCATCAATTTGCCCCACCAAGGTGTCAAACTCGGCCATGGCTTTTTTTGCGGCCTCGGTGGCGGCTTTATTGTTGTCTTCGCCCTGCTTGGCTGCGCCACCGGCGCGTTTAGCCACAGCCAGCTCTCGGTAGAGCTTGGCTTGGGTGGCCAGCTCTTGCGAGACGGCGGGGTCGGTCAAGGCGGCGGCAGTGGCTTTTTGCTCAGCCGTGGCCGCGGCGTCTTCAAGGCGTGCGGCAGTCAGGTTGGCGGTGGCCTCTGCATTTTTGCCAATGGCAGCGTTTTGTTGCAGCTGGGTTTCCAGCTCTTTGCGCAAGTTGTCGTTGCGCTTCTTTTCGGCGTCAAACAGGGCGATGCTTTTTTCTTGCTCGACCACGCGCTCAGCGGCTGCCAATGCGGCCTCTTTATTGGCGCGTGCGACGCCCTTGATGCTGCCCGCCAAGTCCTCTTTGATCTTGGCCAAAGTGCGCTCAGCCTCGGTGGCTTTTTGGGCTTCTGCCACGCCTGTTTGCACAGACTTGAGGTATTCGTCATTGAGCGCAATGCGGGCGCGCAGGCTGCTGAGCTCGGACTCGCCAGCGCCACCAGAGCCGCCCTTGTTGGCGTAGCTTGCGCGGATTTTGGCAATGCGCTCTTCAATTTCTGCTTGGCTTTTGCCGGCCGTGACCATGGTGGCGGTTTGTTGCGCAATGTCGTTGCGCATGCGCTGTTCATCGGTCAAGTACTTGAGCGCGTCTTGCTGCGACTGAATGCCCGCCTTCTCGCGTGCAGCGCGTTCGGCGGCGGCGTCGCCAGATCGTTTGCTCATGCGCTCCAGCTCGCCCACATAGCTAACTTGCTCTTTGAGCTTGGCAATTTCTTTGTCGAGGGCGGGCGCAAATGCGCTGTCATCGCTCACGCCTTTGCGCTTGGCTAAGGCTGCTTCTAAATTCTTTTGTGCCAGTGTGAGCTGCGACTCGATGGTCACGGGGCGACCCACACCCAGCATCGCATCCCACGCAGCAGTGGCACCAGACTTGATGCCAGCCCATGCTTTTTCGATGGTGCCTGCATTGGCCACCACCTCAGCGCTGCGGCCTTTGAGGGCGCTGTTGTAGGCCTCTTGGGCCAGCGCGGCGGCTTGGGACTGTTGGCCAAGGTCTTGAGCCGCTTTGATTTGTGCAAAGGTGCTGGCCGTCAAGTAGTTCATGCTCTCGTTGAGCTTGAGCGATGCGGCCGTTGGGTCTTTGCCCAGCTCCGCAAAGTTCTTGGCGATGTCAGCAGCTGCAATGCCAAAGGCTTTGTCGGCCGCAATGGCGGTGGCTGCAAACTCGCCTAAGCTGGCACGACCCACACCACCCGCGCTGGCCAGCGCGGTGATGGCTTCGGCAGCGCGGCCCACTGTAGTGCCAAATCCAGCGCTGACAGACTGAGCAATGCCGCCCAGCTGAGCCGTGCTCGCGCCCGCGGCGTTGCCGGTGAGAAGCAGTGCCTTTTGAAAAGCCTCGGCCTCTTTGCTGCCCTGATAGTAGGCCACAGCCAACACACCGGCTGCAGCAGCAGCGGCAGTGAATGGATTGATTAAACCCAATGCATAACCGCTCAATGCCTTAGCTGCGTTGCCAACGCCACCAAACATGTCTTTGAGTTGTCCACCTTGTTGCAGCAGCACGGTGAGTGGCGCTTGGCCACCTTGCAGGCTGGTCACGATGTCGGTGAACTGCGCGGGCACACCACGCATGGCGGCGGCTGTTTGCTTGGCAGACACACCCACTTTGCCTTGGGCCGCTTCGACGGCACGCAGGCCGTCCAGGTAAGGCTTGAGTACAGACGCGTCTACCCCACGCTGGTTGGCCAGCGTTTCGTAGTATTTGGCAGTGCCCTTCTCGCCTGCCTGCAGCACGGCGGTGGTGCGCTGCACGCTGGCAATCATGCTGCTGGTGGCGCGGTCTAGCTTTTTAGCGCTGGTGTCTGCACCTTCGCCAATGCCGTCCACGGCCTTGCCCGCGTTTTGGACTGACTTGCCCACAGCATCGGCCATGGCTTTGCCGGCACGCTCGACGCGCTTAAAGCCTTCTTCGGCTGGGGCAGAGTTGGCGCCAATCTCTAGCTGTGCTTTGCGTGTGTCAGTCATTGCTGCTGTTCATCCGTATTTGTTCAAGGGCTGCGGCTTCGATGGCGCGCAGATCGTCAAAGGCGTTTTGCCAGTCTTGGCCGGTCAGGCCGTCCATGTCCATCACTTTGAAGATGGGCGTGTAGTCCAGCCCGATGTAGCCGCCCATGCCGCCGGTGCGCCACTGTGTCGACACGCGGCAAAACAGGGCCCAGATGCGCCAGTTTTCAGGCCACACCTCCACCGCGTCGTCCTCGTAGTCTTCGGGGGCAAAGCCCATCGCTTGAATTTCTTGAAGCGATGGGCCTTTAGTGAACGCGGCGCGTGCAGCCTCTGTCAGTTTCCCAAGCGGCCTTCGGTCACAGCCATGCGGTAGGTTTCCATGATGGCGGCTGCAGCGGCTGGCAATTCGTCTGCCAGCTGCTGCGCGTTGGCCAAGGTCAGGTCTTCGTCGAGGTTCCAGCCTTCGAGCACTTGCAGCAAGTACTTGGCATTGCTGCCCGCTGTTTTTTGCATCAGCTCGGACATGCTGAATTTGTCATCGCTCGCTTCGGTCTTGACACCCGCGTCAGACACCAGCTCGTCAATGAACACACCAAACTCGGTGCGCGTGCGGTACTTGAAGGCGCACTCGATGCTTCCCTTGCCGCCTTCGAGCATGTCGAACTTGACGATTTTTGTGAATGACTTGGGGCGATTGCCCAATTTGATTTTGCTCATGATTTTTCCTAGTTGCGGGGTGGTGAAAACAAAAAGCCCGCGCCCAGCCTGACCGCCCCCCGCAAAGGAAGCGAATCAGGCCGGGTCGGTGCTCGGTGGTGCGCCATTTCGGGCGCATGGAATTACGCGCTGTACCGAACAGCGCGTTGGTTTCCGCTGAAAGATGCTTTCACGCGGTTGATCTGGCCGTCTTGGAAGCTCACAGCTTCGTTCAAGGCCACAGTGCAAGGCACGAACAGCAAAGAGCCAGAGCGGGTCTGGACCTTCAAGATCGTGTTGGTTTGCGTGTCGGTCAGGTTCTTCAGCGCAGTGTAGCCAGCGGTGCCAATGGAATCGGCATCGAGGTCCATCGAGTAGCTGGTGGCGGTGAAGCCATCGTTGATGTTGTACTCAATGTCGGACTCCACGAACTTGTAGGTCACGTTCTTGGGCTCGCCACCAGAAGCCGATGGATTCATGATGGTGGTGATCTGCTGGAAGGTTGAAACCTTGCGTGCAGAGCCAGCGCCTGTTCCTGTGGGGAAAAAGCCTGTATTGGTCGTGTCAGCGCCTTCGAGCGTGAACGCATCAGCCGTGACCGACTTGATGCGGAACGCACGGAGGTGCAAGCGACCCCAGCCGGACGACATCTCAACAATGTCGCCATTGCTGAAACCGTGGGCTGTAGAAGAGACAACCGCCTCAGTGGCGTTGGTCACTGCGGTGGTTGTTTTGACTGCTGAAAAAGAGGTGGCAATGCTAAAAAGACTGCCGGTTGGTACTTGCGCGATGGTAGTTCCTTCCCAAGGGTTATCCCTTGATAAAAAGACGCCCGGAATGGGCATAAAAAAACCGCACGACATTGCTGTTGTGCGGCTGCTGATTTCCCTTTCGGGTCGCAAATGAAAAAACCCGCACCTGGCGGGTTCTGTCACTTGATTTTTAAGTCCTCCGGTTTTGGCTATGCCCTCGACCGGATTCCCACTGTCTCTTTGCTGCATCTGAAAGTTTTTTCCGATGCCCTTCGGTTGTCGGAGGCATCTTTTTGCCTATTGCCACTTCAGACATTTTTCGCCTTGACTCTTCGGTGTGTTTTCGTCCCGTGGCAAGCTCAATCATCTTGTCAAGCACGGCTTGCTCGGCTGGTGTTCTTGGCCGGTTTCTTTTGGTGGCGGCCATCTTTTCAACGCTTTCGCGCGGGATCTTTCGGCCCCTGAGTTTCTGTGCGGCTTTTTCGGCGGCCTCTTTGGTGCGTATGCCGCCCTGGCCTCCAGGCGTTACGTTATAGCCAAGCCTTGTATTTGTTGTTTGAAGCTCCGCGATGAACAGCCGCTCCAGGTAATTGAGATCCGATTGGTTTTGAACACAAGCAACGGTCTCGACCTTGAAGTTTTCTTTTCCGTACTTCTCGATGGCATAGCTCACTCTGGTCCGGGCTTGCGAGGTCAGGCAATGCTTTGAAAACCTGAACATGACGTCCATCGTGGTCTGCCCCACATATTTCTTGCCGTTGACCATGTTGGTCAAAACGTAAATCACGCCATAGCACTTAGAATCGCGTTCAGCCATAAGACCTCTTTATCAGGTTGGTTGGTTAGAACCCGCACTGGATTGCACTCCTTTGCGGGTTCGTTTATTTTAATACTTTATCGCACAACCCACAAACTAAAGTCTTGCATGGCACCACGCAGTGACACGTCTTCGTCAAACGTGGCGCTGATGGCGTTGAGCGGCTGAGCCTGCATTGCTTGATGGGCAACCAGCGCGGCCTCGATGTCCAGCGAGAGCTGGTTGCATACTGAGCGCGATTCGTGCCACACATTGATCTGCACATAGCAGTTGCGCCGGTCAGCCATCACGCCTTCGACATACATGGGCGCTTGGCCGCCGTATTGGTGCCACACCACGTAGGGCTCTGGCGTGCCCTCGGGGGCCACGTCAGGGAACACGCGGGGGCATAGGGCGCTCAGCACGTTGTAAAGCTCGGTCTCAAGGGTGAGAGTGCTCATTTAAATTCTTTCAAGCGGAGGAATAGCTCTTTTTCAACAGCATTCAGAGCTAGAGGCATTGCGCTCTGAGCTCGACGCACAAAACCTACGGGTGGTGCATTCTTGGTGCCGTACTCAACCATGAAGCCATACGGCGCCTCTTGATGATTCCAGCTGATGTGATAGGTGGCTAAGTTTTTGCCGCTGTTGTCTTTGCTGAAAACTTGATAGATTGATCGCGCAAGGGTGCCAGGATTGAAAAAGTACTTTGTCCCATATTTTTTATAGGATGTTCCATGAAAATAGTGAGCATGCCTTGATCGCGGTACATTGAGCATGACACGCTCATAAAGCAGCTGAGACCCTGCCTGTGCAGCAGGACGCAATGCCTGATGCACATCAGCTCGAAGTGCATCTGCAAACTCTTTGACAGACAACACATCGAACTTGGCAGTCATGCTCATAGGGCCTCCACCACCAGATCAATGGCGTCTCGCCCTTGGCGTGGTGTGTCCATGATTTTGTAGACCGTGCCTCCCGTGACCGTGCCATCTACCAAAGTGCCACCGACCACGGCACGCATGGCGCTGGTGATGCCTTTGCTGCAAGACGTTTGGCGAATGCGGATAGATGCGCGGCCACCGCTGTTGAGGCGATCGGCATTGAGGCTTTGCAGGCCTGTTTGGTAGCGCACATCGGCCCACACGGTTTGGGCGAGTGTCCACGCCTGCGTAGGCTGCCCAAGGGTATCGACGCCGCCGGTGTTGGCCAAGATTTGCACACGGGTGTTGAGGCTACTTGCTTTCATGCTTACACCCCAAAAATGCGGTAGGTGTCCAGCAGGCCGTCTGCAAAGTGCTGTGGCACGGCTGGTTTGTCAGCGCTGCGAGCGCGTTGCTCGTAAAGGTCGCCAATGGCCAGCAATATCCACTGCTGAATGGGCGTTGGCACGGCACCGGCTGGGTAGCCAGCCGTGTACTCGACCTCCACCGCATTGATGCGGTCTTGGGTGGCTGGCCATGCACGGCTATTGGATGGCACCAAGTAGCCGGGCTCGCTAACGCTGTCCAAGAAGTAGTCTTGCGGGTCTAGCGTTTGTTGGACGCCATGAATGTCGATGTATTTCACCGACTCCACGCCGGTGACAGGTGGCAGCAACAGCTCGATGGCCTCTGGGAAGCTGTCCACCGTCAGGCGGTACCGCGTGGGCACCAAAGAGCGCTGCAAGCGATCGGATGCGGCTTGTGTGGCCACCTCGATGTAGGCACCAATCAGCACATCTTCATCGGCGCAATCGGTGCGCGTTTGGGCTTTGGCCTGCACCAGCGTGATAGGTAGTGCGGCACCTTGAACGGTTGCAATTTTGCGAACGGGCATGGTGGTCTCGGTTTAGCGGCGGAGCCGCTTTGTGTTGATAGCTAAAGAATTCACAAGAGGGTTACTAAAGCCCAACCTTAGCGTCTTGTATTAACTCTGCTATGTCTTTATTTTTTCGCTTTTCAAGCCATGCAAAAGCAGCGCGAACAAGCACCCAACCGGGCAGGCCACAGGCAAAAATAATTCCGGCCATACCGACCAAACCCATGTACGAATCTCCCCATGCGGAGAGCCCGTAGGTCTGTACAACTGCAGCGCCACCGCAAATGGATGAAACGACTGTGCTGATCAGCGCCATGGCCCACTCTCGCTTGCTATCGGGTTGAATCCAAAGCATGACGACGATTGCAGCTAATCCAGCTGGAAGTCCGAAGGCGACCGCAAGTTTGTACGCCGCGTAGCCGCCAACGGCTGATGATGAGGGCTCTGCCATTTTCATTTTCTTTCTTCAAGTTTTTATTAAGCGAAAAACACTGAGGGAGTAACGTCAACTGGCATCAGGTAGTTGCCAGTGGCGTTGGTCTCAATGTTGAAGTTAGCGCCGTAGCCCCAGCCGTAAACACGGTTGTCTTCTGATACTGCAACGCGTGTGAAGCGGTCGATGTATGTGCTGAACTGCCCAAAGAACTTCATCACAGCACCGCGTGGAAACATCATCTTTTGATATATGTCCACGTTTTGTGTGCCGCCGTAAGCGTTAAGGCCAGCAGCACCCCACCCGCACGAGTAGTAGTAACCATCATCTTTTAGGATGATTGGACTTGTTGTCTCGTAGCCGTATTGGGCCGATGCTGATAACTGGAAAATGTCCACAACACCTGTTTCAGCAATTACAGGAGTTCCACTATCAACAGCACCACCACGACCCAGTTGACCCTGCCCATTACGCCCCCATGACCACAACTCACCGTCGTATGTCAGTGCGTGTACGGAGCCGGGGCCATCACCCATTCTGACGATCTTCTTGATTCGCTTTGTCAGGCCGGTTGGTGACAATGGAGTTGATACAGTTCCTGACGTAGTACCTATTCCACAGACACCGTTTGTGTTTGTTCCACCGCTAAGCAAGAGTGACGTTGTACCGTTGTCGCTCAAAACAATCATGTTAGTTTGATCGTTTGCGTTTGTATCGTTAAAACCAAAACCAGCCTCAACTTGCTTGACGGTAAAGGCAACATCCCCGCCATTCCAAATGTTGGCATTTGTGAATGTCAAAACATCAGCAGACGCTCCAATTCCCAATCCACCACCGCCTCGTGCAAAACCTGCAATGATGCAGTTGCCATCTGCTTTTTGGATGAATGTGAAGCCAAGGTAGCTGCCCATCACCCACACAGACTTGGGGAAAAGCCCAGCAGCAGTCACCTCAGTCCAGACCGTCGGGCTAGTAGTGTTGCCTGTGCCGCACTGACCTTGAGCGTTATAGCCTGTGCACCAAACTTTGCCATCTGTTGTTTGGATAAACATTCGCATGAAGTCAAAGCTGCGTTGCTCTTGACTGTGGTGCGTGAACACTTTTGATACATTTTGGCGTGTACGTGTTGGGATATAGCGTGGAGCCAAGTCTCCTAAACCAAAGTTGCCGTATGGGTTGTTACCCCACACAAACAAATCTCCATCGCTCATAAGAGCCCACGCCATTGTATTGATGATGCCAGCGTCTACGACTGTCGCGCCAACGGCAGCATTACGAATGACGATTTCGTAGGCAGCAGGGATGCTGTTACGCAAAGTTGCAACACGCCCATCAGAGCTTTGTGCAGCCACCCATGCGCCGTTGCCTTCTGAACCACGGGCGCAAAACAGTTTTCCGTCTGCAACGAACAACAAGCCGTTGCCGCCCGTGTTGCTCACCTTCGTAATAACTGCTCGCGCCTTTGCACCAATACGGCTGAACTTGTTTGTGCCGGTGCCTTCTGCAAATGGTGTGTTGGCTGCAATATCGCTGTTGGGCTTGTAAAGCACCAAGTCTTTAACTACCAGTGACTTGGCTGCTGTGTATGCTTTTGTCTGGTCGTACATGGACACTTGAGACAAACCATCGTCTACTTTTGCCCAAGTGCTTGTTGCACTGGTATATACCCAAGTTTGGCCAGCATTGACGCCAGAGTTGATGACTACCTTTGAGCCGTTTACTGGTGTTGAGAATGTGAATTTGTAGCCATCCCAGTCTGCGTATTGACCACTGTGACCTGAAAAGTACGAATCCACTTGGTCTGCTGCTGGAACAATGTAGCGGCCTTTGACTGTGTAAGTAGTGTGGTCGCCATTGGTGTTGTCCAAGATCGCACCAGAGGTAACTTGGCTAGACTGTGCAGCTTTTGTCCACACGGAACCGCCACTACTCACCCAGTACTCAAGTGCGTCACCCAAGATCGTCCCGTCTGTCGTCACAATAACGGAGTCACCCATCTTTGCGTCTACCGGAAACGCGTTTGAGTTTTCCTGAATTGTTACTGTAACGCTTGCACTAGAGCCTGAAAGCTCAGTCCATGTAGCGCCAGTTGTACCTGTTACGTAGGCTGTGTTTGCAGGAATTGCGCCATTTGACTTGGCAAGTTTTCCCGCCTTATCCACCCACACACCTGCGGCATACGCCTTCTCTTGCACCCAAGGCATAGCCAAGGACGATGCGCTCACCAAACCTGAGCTTGTAACGCTACCCGCTGCAACGCCAGCAAGCACCTTGATGGCATTGAAGTTGTCCACGGTGCCAAGGTTTGTGCCTGTAAGCGTTGAGTTGGCAATATCAAACTGGTCTGCGCTGTAGGAGTGCATACCAGCAAGTGCTACACGAGCTTGTGTACCTGTTGGTGTGTAGCACTGGTTTCCATGCATCACTACGACAGATGATGCTCCACCTGTGACAGCGTTGCCAGTGCCGCTTGCTGCAAACACGATGTTATTCAACAGTTGCATCGTGCCAGCCACACACACGGGCACAGCAAGGTTTTCACTGCCTGAGATTGTTGCCACTGCTGCCACGTTATTCACGTTGACAGCAACAGCCTTACCGCCGAACACATTGAAGTAGCCAGCGCCAGTAACTGAAATGCCGATGCCTGAGAGGTCTGCATCACGCGCCTCAAAGTAACCAGCACCAGACTTTGTGCAAAGACCGCGAACGCTAGTATTAGCTGCCAAGTACAGACCACCAGCACCCGAGTGCGTGAGGTTCGTGAAAGCGATACCAGCACATCGCACACTTGATGACGCGTGGCTGAAAGTCCAATCACCTGTCAGGTTTACAAGTGCACCTGCACCAGTCAATCCGTCAATCGTGACGTTTAACTTGTTGAATGTCACAGCCTCTGCATACGTACCTGCATGGAGCACCAAACGCCAACCAGAGTTAGTGAGCAAGGCCATCGCTTTTGTGAGCGTCTTAACAGGGAAACCTGCACTACCTGAGTTTGTGTCAACCCCATTCACAGGGTCTACGTGCATCTCCATTTTGTAGTTTGCTACGCCATTTACCTTCTCAAGTGCGGTTGCAGCATCTGCTTTTGCAGCGGTTGCATCAGTCTGTGCAGTATCTACAGATGTTGTCAGCGTTGCAATGCTGGTATTTGCAGTTGCTAGACCAGTCTCCACGGTATCGGCTTTTGCCTGAGCCGCTGCTGCTGCTGCAGCTGCATCAGCCGCAGCAGTACTCACAGTATTCACAGTGCCCGTAAGCGTTGTGACTGATGCAGTTGCAGCATCACTTGCGACCTTTGCGGCGTCTGCCGCCGTCTTTGCGGCTGTTGCCTTTGTGTCTACGGCTGTAACGGTTGTGCTAAGTGTTGAAACAGTGGTAGACAACCCATTTACCTGTTGAGTCAACAAAACTCCGCTATTTACTGCATCCGTTGCTGTGCTTAATGCATCATCTGCTGTCTGAGCCGCAGCAGTTGCAGATTCTTCTGCCGCCGTTGCCGCAGCCTCTGCGGTTGCTACAGCATCTGAAATAGTCGTGATTTGACCAAGTGCACTGTCAGCCGATGTTTTAGCCTCAGCGCTTTCTACTCGTGCTACAGCACTGTCTGCCAGTGCCGCTAATGTTAGTGCTCCTCTTGTCATGCCCACGCTCCAGGTGTGTAGATGGTGTCTGTGCCATCAGTTGTCTTCACCAAGTTGTAAGACTGGATAATTCCGTCCACAAGTCTGATAACTTGCACAACTTCACCCGCCGAGTTTTTACGGTAGCCATTTGGTGCATTTGCAAGTTTTAACTCTGCGAGTAGCGACTGCTGGAGTGCTTGACTTGCGGGAAACGAAATCGAGCCATCAGGGTTCAGGCCTACCTGAACTGGTACTGATTCAATAGGCACCAAGTTCCCGTCAGCGTCTGTAGTGCATAGTGCAAGGTGTACATGTGCGTGCCCAGACGCTCCTACGATTGCAAGTTTGTTTAATGTTTCTGCCATGATTACTCCATAGCCCTAATAAAGGCTTGACCCGATGATGTGACACTGCCACTTGGTGTTGTGACAACAAGTCTCACGTATGGCCCCAAGAAATCCATCACAGACTGACGTGTTGAGATGTTTGTACCAATAGGCATTGCAAATGGTGTACCAACCGACACCCATGTCACGTTGTCAAAACTGGTCTGTAACTGAATGGATGCTGCTGCCGCGATGGTGTAGCCCATCACACCAAACTCAAACTTTGTACACTCTGGCGCGTATAGAGAAGCAGTCGCGCTTGTGCCGCTATTTAGGGCGAAGTTTTTAAAGATGTTGCCGCGCACAATCGGGTAGTTGAACGGCGTCTCTTTCAGGTAGACATACACGCCAGTGACAGCAGATGGCCCTGTAGTAGTCCATACCAACCTTGCAATACCCGCAGGGCCTTTTAGTGGAGGAAAATCAATAAATGTTTGAGCACCAGTGCCAACAATATCTGGCAATGCGTACCTGTCGAGCCATTGCGTGTTAGTTGTGTTTTGCGTCTCTTGAATTTTCAGTGATAGAGTTACGCCAACAGGCACTGTCACAGCTCCGTAATAACATCTTGTGTCAAATGTGCCATATGACAAGAGTGTTACGGTGTTTGTTGTGTTTGCTGCAAACGTGTTGTTGTTAAGCATCGCAACCTGCAATGCCAACATGCCGGTTTGGGTGCCCTGTATCGTCACCTGTTGATTGGCGGGGTACTGAATTATTGGAATTGACTCACCTGCGCCGTAAGAGCGTTTCAGCGTTAAAGTTGCCGAGGGGTTTGTGCCAGAAGCAGAATTGCAACGCACCCGTGCCCACTTCATGCCGCGCGTAGAGAACTCCGAGTTGTACGATGGCACGGTGCTGAGGTTGACAAAGGTCTCAGCCGTGTTGGAGTCAGAGCGTGCAGCCTGCACACCGTACCAGTTGCCATCCGTTCCGTTCGTGGAGTTTGGCGAATATTGGAACACCATGTTAATGTTCGCGCCACCGCCGCTGTTTACTTGCAATGCCGAGACGGTAACTGAGTTTGCCCCGAACAACTCAATGGCTACAACTTGGTTTGTGGCGGCTAGCGTCCCAGTAACGCCGGGCGTATCGTTTTGCTCCAACACTACAGACTGTGCTACTTTGCTTTTCTTGGCCCAGTTTAATGTGATTGAACCTGCTGTGATTGCGTACGTGAATCGCAGCGAATCAATTTCAGATGTACGGATTACGCCGTTTGTTGCAGAGCCGTTAAGACTTACTTGCAGGCTTTTGCTGGCATCGTAAAACTGGATTTTTTGGGCAACACCGTTGACGACTGCAAAGATTTCTGCGGAGCCAATAAATGCAGCGTAAGAGTCGTTGCCCGAGAAGTTGTTGTAGGTTGCAGTGAAAACAAACTGGTCAAAGTCTTTGACATCAATGGAAACAGAGCTTGTACCAACCAGAAGGTTGTTGGTGCCAGTTACATCAGCAAGCGCCGTAGTAGCGACTGGTAGGGGGTTTGATTGCGTAATGAGTGCGCCGGTGCTGTCAACCATCCGTGCATCTACTTGCTCACTTTGTGCAATTGTGTTTGTGCCCTCAACGAGCAGCGCAACATCTGCCGCATCCAATGCCACGCCGCCAGCAGTAAACCAATACACATTGATTGACGACACAACCGCTGTGTCGAAGACGCTCACTTTGTTGAGGTATGTGCCAGCAGAAACACCACCGAATGTAGTCTTGACTTGGTACGCAACTTGAGAAACAGTCTTTGTAGTGCCAGTAGTTGACACGTCCTTGAACTCAAGGTTTGCTAGTGTTGGTGCTGTTGCCAGTAACACACCCTTATTTGTCCACTGCTCGAACTGCTTTACCAGTGTTGTGCCACTGGCGTCGTACCACACGTACTGCTTGAGTGTGTCACCGACTACTGCACCAGTTACTGCTGTCTTAACTGTCCAGTCAAAAACGACGTATTCGCGGTCAACTGTTGTACCTGTACCGCCGCCGCCGACATCGCCACCCAGCAAAGTCACAACCAACGCATGCGTGCCGTCTCCCAGATCATGAACAAGAGGGACACTTGTCCCGTTAAATGCTTTATCCATCGTTGAAATTCCTTTTTTTTAATCAGCTTATTCAGGGGGCCGAAAGATGCACAGTCTGCAAATGGCCCTGCAAGCAAGGCCATTCACGCACGGGGCTTTAGGCTTTGGCGTTTTGCGGCAAGGTGGCGGCGTAGGCCACCGCCTCTTTGTGGGTGTCCACTTGGCCAGCGGCTTGCGCTTGCTTGGCTTCAGCTTCACCGATTTCCACCAGGTCGTCAGGCTCGCCGTGAGGGCAGCTCACTAACACTCGGGACTTGACTGTTTTGCCTTTGCTTGCCGCTGCGGCTGCAGCTGCGGCCTTTTCGGCTGCGGCTTTTTCGGCTGCGGCTTTTTCAGCTTCAGCTTGCTCTGCTGCGGCTTTGTCTGCTGCCGCCTTCTCTGCTTCAGCTTGCTCTGCTGCGGCTTTGTCTGCTGCCGCCTTCTCTGCTTCAGCTTGCTCTGCTGCGGCTTTGTCTG